TTGATAAGAAAGTTGACCGGGGATTACTTTAGATCCCTCTCTAAAAATATGGTCTCCAAACTTTTCAATCTGATTCTGAAGAATCGATTGTAGAGTTGTTAGTTCTCTTGCCTGAATAGGATACCCTGGTTTGAAGAGAACGCGATGAAAATCATTACTAGGCGAAAAATCGTCAAAGTAAGGACTAACGTTGAGATTCGTTTCCTGGGGCATCTTCTTAGAACTCTACAATGATTTTGATATCTTCTTTTTGGTTAGAGGATCTAGTAATAGAAGCTCTATTGTCAACGTATACAATCTCTCCCGAGTATGGATTGACCTCTGGCGGAGCAACACCTTGAGTGAATGTCATACCAAGATTATACGTCTTACTATTTATTACGGTGGTGATACCGGTATAATCTAAGTCAATATTCAAATTGACTGATCCACCTTGAATAACAGTTGTTCCACCAGTTCCAGGAGAGGCAGTAAAATCAAAAAGTTCAAATCCAAAATCAGGATTTGTTTTTGCAGTTCCAGCTGTTGTATATCCAGCAACAGAACTATCTTGCCAATACTTCAGAACTCTGGTGTTTGCATCCCAAGAAATGACCTGACCAACCGCAGTTGATCCGACACCAACTGTTTGGCGAATTCTAGAGTCATTTGTAAAAGTAGCTGCTGTGACACCAGATCCCGTAAGTCTGATTGCATAGACAGCACTCGCTTGAGTCTTTGTCAAAATAGAGTCAGATCCATATGATGTAGGATCCTTAACAAGACCCACACGTGCAAACTGGTTACCAGTTACAAAGTCTGGATCAGACTCATCATTCTCAATTCTAGAATAGATAAGAACACGAGTGGCACCAAGTTCTCTATAAATGTCAGCACCATGTCCTCCCTGAGGAGGAATCAGAACAGTAAATGATGCGTCAGTGCTTCCAGAGGTGTTCGTAACGCCAGCTGCTTCTAAGTCAACGGTTCCGTATGTGTAGTTGTCTCCACCAGACGTTACACTGATTGTTTGAATCTGTCCGGAGGAATTAACATCTACTGAGCACTTTGCACCAGTTCCGTTACCTTTGATAGGAACATCTGTGTAAGTAGCAGCGTTACCGTAACCTGCTCCCCTGTTGTTAATGATAATCTTTTTCAGTTGATTGCCCGACAAAGCAGCATTTCCCCTCACTGAAGCGATATTCGCATTTGTGGAGGTTGCCCAGTCATCAGGAACGGGAATAAAGTTTGTTGATTCAAACTTTACAAGATCTCCGGGATTGATGGTGTAAAGATACTTCCAGAGATATCCGTCACCACTAGTGCCAGCTGCTTTAGGTTCTAAGTCAGTATGAACAGGTTCATCAAGAGATGGTTTGCCAAGAAGATTATCAGGATCAGTTCCATTTGCGATACAGATATAAACTCTGAAATCGCTATTCATTACATAAAAGTTTGAACCATAGAGGTTTGACGAACCGGTCTGCGCTGCGGTGTTGTTCCTACTATAGTCGTGTCTATAATAATCGTAAGAGTTTCCTGATACCCAGGTTAACTTACGAATCACTCTCTTTACATCACCAGCATTGATTTTTTTCAATGCGATCATGGTATCCCAATACCTATCTTCCTCTAGGAAAGAATCAATCGGATCTGGAGTATTGGTATTCCAGTCCGACTGAACATCCGTTGCGTTCGGAAGATTAATAAAACTATAATAACTATTCGTGGTCGTCTTGACCCCCGCCGCAAAGTTTGCAGCGTTCAAAATACGCAATTGATCAGTGATAATCGCAGACATCTCTGGCCTTTTTTCCTTTATTTAGTACGAACGTTTGACGTTCTTGATTCTCCTAATTACCGGAGCGGTTGACAGACCTGTAATACCGTTTGAGTTAACGATATTGAAGGCATGTGGATACGGATCTCTGACAACATTAGTCAGTTTTCCGAAACTATATCTTCCAAAGAATTCACTAGTTCCGATCGATACACTATCAGTTGAAGAAACACTGACTGTGACTCTTCTTACTGCAGTTGATCCGACTCCCACGTTGGGAACAAATCTCTCAATGGTTTCAACTGCAACAGCCTCGTAGATATTATCTATAAAGGTTGTTCCAATACCAACTGTGCTAATACCTGCTGCATCCTGATAAGATGTAGAACCAGATCCGGTGTTTGTGTCATAAACATAGAAGAAGTCGCCAACACCAATACCAGAAATTGTAACCGCAGTTCCAACTCTATCGGTGTCTCTCATCAGATCATCAACATAAAGATCAAATACAAGACCAGTTAGAGCAACGCCAGCAACTGAGGTTGCTGCAATACCAGCAATAATTCCAAAGTCTCCGGTCACTGTCGGATTACCGAGAGTATCGGCAATTCCTGTGGGTTCACCGATAAGAACGAGAGGAGGAGTGGTATTTGTGTAACCAGTTCCTGCTGTGTTAACGGTAAGTCCACTCACTGTTCCAGCAGCACTAATTGTTGCAGATGCAGTCGCAATAGCAACGACACCCGAATATGTACTAATGGAAACCTGAGGAACTGCAGTGTATCCAAGACCAGCATTAGTCAAATCAAGCGAGATTGTGCCAGTGTCTGAAACAATCGCAGTTGCAGCTGCAGCGATCTTAGGGGTATCTTCATCGACAAGAATTAAATTGAGATCATCTCCACTAAACCCTTCCTCATCATCATTGAAGAACGGACGAATACTTTCTACAAACAGAGTCGTAGATCCAATACCAACGCTTTGAATAATTCTGGTGGTTGGTGTAATTGCAGACTCATTGATGGTTCTTGCTTTAGAGATGTATTTTCCGTTCACAATAATGTCATCTTTTTGCTTACACCATGTCATTGGTCTCTCAAGGTTTGTATCAGTTGTGATACCAGGACCAAAGTATTGAACTGTTCTGATGGTATCAGAAGTAGTAATACCTGTGACTAATCTGAAGTTTTGATCAAGACCAAATGTTTCAGTTCTTCTAGCATCATCACGCAGTCTTACAGTGTCTCCTGGTTTGACCGTTTCAATAACATCAACAAAGATTGAGTCAGCTGCAGATCCACGGAAGTAGAGAATCTTCAGTCTATCACCTTCTTTAGGTGCCTCAGTAAAGTCGAGAACACTACCGCCTTTAAACTTATAAGCATTACCAGGTTCTTGCAGAATATCATTGATGAAGATGAGAAGGTTATCTTGAATTCTGATTGGCGAACCAGGTGCTGCTCTTAGTGAGAGGGGGACACCATTTTCCTTAATTTGGAATGACTTCTTAACTCCATCAAAGAATCCACTAAAGTCATCAAGAACTTGAAGTTCACCAAACGTCCAACCAGCAAACTTATCATTATGAATCTGATCAACAGTGATCTTGAATTCTTCAAAGGTGGCAGTGGGATCTGTAGGAATACCAGTTGCACCACCGACAGGAACTGTCAAATTATCACCGATATCATAGTTGTATCCAGAGTTGGCAAGAGTAAACTGAATTACACTGCTACCTTGTCCAACAATAATGTCAATGGTTGCATTCTGTCCGCTTGTGGATGATCCACCGGCAGCCACCAAAGGAATGTTGTCATATCCAGCAGGAGCATCGATGAATACTGACGGAGGATTGGTGAAAGTATATCCAGTTCCAGGATTGGTAACAGCGATACTTACAATGTGACCACCTGTAATTGTTGCGGTTCCAATCGGAACAATGTTGGGGAATCCAGTAGCACCAGAGGTTCCAACGCCAACACTTACAGTTTGAATACCAGAGCGATATCCAGAACCACTATTGCCAATAGAAACTGAGAGAACCGTACCGAAACCAGAGATAACTGCTGTTCCGCCAGCACCGATCAGAGGTTGATAACCAAATCCTTCGGTAGAACCAACCTGGGCAATGATACCGCCTCTAGGAATAGATCCAACGTTTACATCATAGAACTGTGATGTAGCAGTTCCAGTGAAAGTAACAGAGGAGATACCGCTTGCGTGTTCACTGAAGTCATAGTCTGTTTCTGGACCCTGGAAAATTTCGTTGATCAAAACGACACCAGCATTAGTTGAGAATCCGGTGACATCATTACCAGACTCTTTCAGTGTGAATGTCTTGGCGATTCCAGTGAAGTCTTTAGACAGGGAATCAAACAGTTTATTCTCACTGTAAGCTTCGGTTTGACCTGTTCCCGTGCTTCTAACAAATGCTCTCCCTTGGAAGGTTGAACGAGTTGTCAGACCAGTGTACCCTTCATTTCCATAAGGTGGTTCGATAAAGTTTAGGGAGTTTCCGAGAATATTATAATTACCCTCAAACTTAGTGACAACAGCACCGATAGTGTGAATACCAAGCGTGCTGCCCAACCAACCTCTGTCAACCAAAAGTCCATCAGTTGTTGCATATCCAGTTGCCCTGATTCTCATATACTCTTCATCGATACGAATCAAGTCTCCACCAATGAACTTATCAATTCCATTGATTCTCAAATCAGGTTGAGAAGCGTTGATTGTTGTCGTAAGACCAACTGTGATACCAGTAGAAACGATAGGAGACTGAATATTATTATCAAGGGCAATGATACACTTGGTGTTTGGTTGAAGTGAAGTAATTACATGAGAGTTACCTGTTCCAACCGTTGCAAAGTCATGAGTTCTTGATGGTTCAGCTAAAGCATCAGAAGCAGTCGGAGCCAACTTGATGAGGTCTTCAGTGAGTTTTACAACATAGGAAGTTGTACCAATGACACCACCAGTTGTTGTGATACCAGTTCCATCATAAGAATAATGAATCTCTTCGCCAGTGACCAAGAAGTGATCAGGAATCTTGATCGTATTTGCAGTCAGATCAATAGTGGTTCCATCTTCTGCATCAAAGATCTTGCGGAAGATGGGTCTACCTCTGTGCTCAAGATCAAATTGTCTCTTAACAACAGCAAGAGTTCCAGTGTAAGTTCCCTCTCCAGAACGGAACTGACCCATACTCGTGGTTGTTCCAATACCAACAGTTGAAACACCAGCTCTTGTATTTTCTACTGCCTGACCCAGAACACGAACCTTAACAGCTGTATTTGCATTAGGTGTGTAGTAGACATTGAACTGAGATCCAGAGTAACCAAAACCAACAGTTCCAAGAGCAACTTGTGTTCCTGCAGCATCAGACTCAGTTGAAACTAAACCATACTCAAGTCCATAAGTTTCAGGCAGAAGACCAGTTCCATCAATCGAATTGACGACAAGACATTCAGTAAGATTCTTGAGGTGTGGATTATTTTGATCCTCTACACTGATTAAGAAATGACCAGCTTCATATTCTGTGGTTGAAAATCCAGCGACGTTATTTTGACCTGGAGTTCCTGATGCAGAGATAGCAGTGTAGAAGGAAGATTTAAGTCCATC